CACGTTCTATATTTGGCATGCTGATAATGAAAGCCTGAATTTTAGGCAGGCATGCAAGGACTCTGGGTTTGATATCAGGCAATGCATCAACTGGAATAAGAACGCAATGACGCTCGGGCGTCAGGATTATCAATGGAAGCACGAACCATGCCTATACGGATGGAAATCCGGTGCGTCGCACGCATGGTACTCTGATCGAAAGCA